CTAGTTCCCATATCTCCAGATTTAGTGAAATGCTCGTCCAACTTAATCATGTTCAAAAATGTTGGAGTCGCAACACAAATTCTTCCCATCTGCGGAGCCTTGTCATCGTCAAGTACTTCCTGACATGCAAGGAACTCCTCGTAAGCATTTGCACTTGTTACAGCCTTTGTGATAATGTGAGATTTCTTAGATACAGAACCTTCTGTCGGAGCATTTGCGACTAATACTGAAAGTCTGTAAGTATCCATTGCAGGAATAACAAGATTATCGATGTTTTCTGCAAGTGTTGCTGCAGCTTCCATTGTTCCATTTGTATCCTGTTCACTAGATGCATCAATTGTATAGGTAAATGACTTATCCTGTGTGATTGTCATTTCCTGCTCATTGTTGCCAAGCTCATCCGGTGTACCATAACGATTACTTCCAGACGTCTTGTAATCATTGAGTGTAGCCAAATCACGGCTGAATACCTTAACGGTCTTGACACCGAGCCAGTCAAAGTTGTTATTGATAATTGCAGATGTAAGAGAACCCAACTTAAATCTCTCATCTACCACGTTTGCATATTTTGCTGCATAATTTACTGCCATAATATTTTACCTCCGAATTATTTTTTATTGATATATTGGTTACCTACCGAATTAAAGCCTTGCAGGAATGGGTCCTCTCCCTCTCCTTCTCCAGCTCCAGTATTTACCTGTGGTCTGCTTTTTAACCACTCTGCTTCTTTCTGTTTGATAAGGTTTGTCTGTACTTCTGACTGAATACGAAACAATGTTTCCGTGTCTCCGTCATACTGTGCATTTGCAGCTTCTTTTGCCTTATCCTCTGGATATCTCAACTTCAAGAAATTCTTTTCCAGTTTATTTACAGTATTTTCTTTCAACAGCTTGTCAAACTGTTCCTGCCGTTCAGCTTCCTTTTCAGCCTTTTCCTGTGCGGCTTTCTGCGCATCCGTCAAAGTAGCGTTGTACTTTTTCTTCCAATCAGCAGCATCCGTAGCAGCCTTTTCCTGTGCACGTTTTAACTTTTCAATTTCCACAAGTGCCTGTTGCAACTGTTCCTCTGCTGATAACTGTGGTTCCGGTTCCGGGTTCGGTGTTGGTTCTGGTGTTGGTTCCGGATTCGGTGCTGGTTCTGGCTCCTTTGCAAAAAACTGCAAATTCATTTTTTCTCTAAACGGGTTCTCATTTCTTTTCATTGCGATACCTCTACTTTCTGCGTTTTTTTAAGTGCGTCCCTGCACTATTGATAAATTGTTGTGCGTAATTTTCGTCTTTCCCTAGACGTTTTGAATGCGAAATTTGTATTGCGACTTCCCTGCCGCATATAAAAAGCACCTAGCCATAAAAGCTAAGTGCTAGATAACGATTTATAAGTCCTTTAAAGGGCTGTTTGTTACTTGGTCGCTAGAATCTGCCATAATCCGTTTTTTGTCTGGATTTGGGTTATTCTGCGTTGTTTCAGATGCCTTGTTGCTTTTCTCTCTAAGCATCTTCTGATATTCCAACATCTGCGGAACGGAATCTTCGATTGCTTCGGCTAGATTTGGAAAGAAATCTATGCTTTCCATTGCAACTCTTGGATGTACCTGGTTCTGAATCATTGTTGCCAATGAGTTAATTTTTGTTGCCATATCGAAAGTTTTTTGCCGGATAGGTCGAATCTCGATGTCTGTATTTTTCAGTTTCATCAATTCACTATCCGCTGACACAAATGGAGATTTCTGAATAGCAATTAAGGCAAGTTTATTTCTCTCCTTGTATCCGCTCTTTACAATCTGTGCCTGTTTGCAAGCAACCGCTTCCGTTGCAGTCCATCCGGAAGATAGGCTTGTTGCTCCTGTTGTGCTTCCTCCGCTCTGTTCTGTCTGCTTCGGTGTAAATGTTCTTTCAAGGATTCCATCATGCTTTGCCTGTATATTCTGTAAAACTCCGGCATAATCATAATTCAATACCAGAGATTTAATATCCGGTTTCTGACCGCTACCATTTGTCTTGGTAAGAATCCATTGACCGCCCTGTATTCCTTTTATATTTCCATCATCATCTCTTTCCAGCTCAATATCATTGCCCCACCAATTTGCCTGTGTGGTCTGTGCAACATCATTGACCAAATCAGATTCGAGAATATTCAAGGCATTCAATTCATCAATCTGTCGCTCAAATACGCCTGTACGGTCTGTAGAACGCTCAAATTCAATAATGTTAATCATTCCAAATGGATTTGCTTCTCCAGAGCGTTCCATGTGAAATGTGCACTCTTTCTTCTCCCCATTGACAATCTCGGTTGCGTCTTTGATGATATATACCCTATCTTTGGAAATACATGTGTAAATCTTGGAGCCATCCTCATTTTCAGAGAATGAAACACCAAGCATCGGTCTTTCGTAGGCATCCGAAGAATATACAACAAATGCATATCTTGGATTCAACGTAACCAAATCGAATGCTGATTCATCTTCCTCGCGCTTAATATCTATCATCTGAGGACAAATACCAACGACCTCAAGATAATATGCAAGCATCTGGTCCTTCTTTTCCATATCTTCTGCGTCATACATCTGATTGAGAAGTGTAATTGCGGAATCATTATCAGACGGTACACTCCCTTTTGGGTGTTTGTCCGATTTCTGAACAAATGCCATGTGATTTCCCCAAAAGTAACCGAGCCAAAACTCTGTAATTTGATGTGCAAGGTTTGAAATACTTTTAATATCAATTTCCTTGCGTACTGTTTTTTCTCTCTGTAATGGCTGTAACCCTTTTTCAAAATTTACAAGGAAGTCTATCTGCGTTCTATTATTCTGATGGTCGATAAGTGCACGATTCAGTACGGAAATCACGTTTTTGTCTGTAATCTCACTTACATCTGTATAAATTTTCTTTCTACCCTTATATTCCGTGCTATATGCCTTTTCGCTCACACAATCTCACTTCCTCTCAATATAAAATCAGACCGGAAGACGATGTTCTCCCCGGTCTTTTAACTATCTCAAATTCTGATGTGCGGAACTTGTAATGGATATATGAACCGCATGAATTGCATTTTATTGTTTTATCGCCCATATCTGCCGTAATCGGTTTATTCCAAAGTTTGCAATGTGGACAACGAAATTCAATCATTTTGCATTTCTGCTTATTTTAACTATAACAAAAATTTTCGGGACATATAGGACAACCTTTATGTATTTTCCATGAATCTGTAAAATGCTTTTTTCACGCTATCCTCTGTGTTGTTGCCACCTATTCTGTCTGCCACCTTATTCCAAGACAAATTATCAACGAAACGTAAAGTGATGATTCTACGCATCCGGCTATCTTCCAATCCGGCAATAAATTCCTCTACTTGGTTCAGTGTTTCCGTAAGTTCTAATTCAAGGCTGACAAGAGTTGCCTTTCGAGAATATAATAGCGTTTTCTTTCTGCTATACTCTGGATAGGGGAATCCTTCAATTTTGAAATGTTGAATACCGCCATTTCCACCGCTTACAGTATCAATCACTTCTCCCTCTTCCTTGATTTTCTCGATTTGTTTCTCTGTCTTTTCAATCCTCTCCCGTACTTCTTTGACTTCTTCCTGTAAATCGCTGTATTGAGTTAAAATTTCTTTTGAAATCATACAATATCACTCTCCTTACATTGGGCTATCTATAATTGTTGTCTTAACTAATCCGCAACCATCAATCAACTGTAACAACTGTACTAATCCATCAGCACTATCTTCGTGCTCATTCTTTCCAACCTGTGTAAGCATACAAAGTTCTTCCATTGCCGCCTTGTATTCTTCACTCTGCAACTCCGGCTTAAGAAAATAGAACCTACGCTTAATATCCGGAGCATATTGGATGATTTTTGCCATCTTTCCAATCTGATTACTTGCCTTCGCCCAAGATATATTTGTCTTAAACCCCTGTTCACGAAGTAACCTGTCAATATCTTCTGCATATTCATCGCCACCATTGTTCGCCTCGAATCGCTCCATGTTTGGCTTATGTTGCATTGTCTTCGCTACAACCAAAGGCTTTGTGGTGTATTTATCTCCTTTGTTAAAAATCCAATCTGGTATGTATATAGGCCCATCATCACCAAATGCACAACCAAATGGCATTGACAAACTATCTCCTCCGCCCCATGCAACGTCACACGCTGCTGCTGTTAAATGTTCCCCATCCGGAAGGACTCCATTGTATGTATTCAATTCATCTTCCGGGAAAAGCAATCCCTCACGGATAAATGGTTTCTGTTGATACTTCGCCATCCATTCGTTTTTATCAAGTCTATCTCGTAAGTCTCTGTAATACTGCGTAGAGAATCCAAGTCCGTACTTATAATTGAAATTGGATTCATCATGTTCATTCAATGCCGGTATCTTCCGGAATCGTGCTTTTGGATTATTCTTGAATCTTTCCTCGTTTCTTCCCAATGGGTCCAGCACGTTCCAACGGG